TGTCTAACGACTAGAGCTGAAATAAGCGCTCCACGAACGCGGGAAAACCTTCTATAGTCTTATCGTCAAGAAACATTCTATAGAACGGAAGAAATAGTCTATACTGGATTGGAAATGACCAATCGATAAGAGAGTTTATCTCGAATGAGGGAAACCTCCAGAGCTGAAGATAAAGAACTTCAGGATAAGAACAATTAGTATATGCCGGACGAAGACTACGCAACAGTTATGATGATTGCAGGCGAGCGTCCGGACATTAAAGTTATAGCCTCGTCTACTCCAACTGGTAAACGAGGAACATTTTGGTCGCTCTGCCAAAAAAATTCTCTGTACTCTCAGCACTATCACCCAAGTATGGATAACCCGAACTGGGATGAAAAGATGGAGCTCGAGTTCCGACAAACGCTTACAGAACAACAGTACATACACGAAGTTCTGGCAGATTTTGGAACCGAAGAAACCGGAGTTTTTGATAAAGATAAGTTAGACCTCGCAAGAAGGCGAGACCTTTATACTTATGAAGAGCTTCCTTCTTATATAGAGAATCAAGACCAAATAGAAAAACTGTTTTATGATGAAGATAATCCTGCTCCCCGCAACGTATTTCGCTGCTGCGGCGTCGACTTCGATGCCTACCAAGCTGGCTCTTCTATCCTCGTTTTAGACTTTGATACAGACCAACACGCATTCAAGGTTATTAAACGAATAGAAGTACCGCGCGGCGAATATACACTCGACAGGGCGGTAGAATGGATTATCCGAGTTAATCAAATATATAATCCTTCATGGATATTTTGTGACCGGGGATACGGTGACCAAAAACAAATCAAACTAATATAAGGAGCCTTGAGATGCGTAGACGTTATAAGATGACACGAGAAATGAAGAAGAATCTTCCTTATGATAAAGTCGTAGAGAAAACTCCATTTCACGATTTAGATACAGAAGCTAGTGTGTACTGGTTCGGATTTTATTGTTCGGCCGGCCGTTCTTCTTATGGTACTATAACGTTTAAGCATCGTTCTAAGCGTCATTTAGAAAAGTTAACGAAGTTTATTAAAGCGTCGGACCGAAGAATCATTCCGAAGATTAAACAGGAACCAGATAAGGAAAAAGACTCCTGTTATTTTGAATATTCTATTCAATCTCTTAAGTTGACTAATGACTTAAAGGGCACTCACGCCATTCCGCCAAGAAAGATTCCTCAAGAACTTATGTCTCACTTCATACGAGGATTCATTGACGGACATACGAACTTCTCTAAAGAAATTAACGAGAAGTACTACTATAAGAGATTTAAGAAACTTCTTAACTCTTCTACGGATATGGAGCTTATCGACGCAATATATAAAGATGCTCATATCTATTATAAACGAAAGAAATATTGGTTTGATTTAAAACGCCGCTTTGCAGCCGAAAGGCTCAAAAGACTTAAGCGAGCAAAATCGGCGAAGGCTGTAGAGGAACTTACGCCGCCAGATAATCTTTATCCGGACTATGTTCCTACGCTAACGCCGAGGGAAGTATCAGAAACGCTTGCCGCGATATGATGCCCCCGTAACGCGTAGAGATTGAAATAACATCTCCAAGAGTGTTCGCCGCCCTACCTTCGTTGTATATCGGAGCGGGCGAAAACGTACGCTAGACTGAGTCTGAAATGACAGACAAATGACGTTAGTTTCACTAACGAAAAGGGCGAAAGCCCCAGAGTCCAGGATAAAAAACCTGGAGATAATAACGAACGGACTATCAATTGGAACGTCTTCATATATACGGAGATGAACATCCGGAAACCGGACTTAAGAATAAAGTCGTCGGCTTCCAATTCTCTCAGAAGATTCCAATTATAGACCCAGTCACAAAAGAGTCTCACCCAGAACAGGTGAAACAGTTTATGGTTAATCAGCTTAAGCTAACGTTGGAAAGAGACAGGTTAATACTTTCTCCTTTTGACGATACGTTACACAAACAGCTAGTTGACTATAGCGTTGAAAGAATAACGCAGGCAGGACTTCCTGTCTACACTTCTAAGAACGAGCACTTCGTTGACGCGCTTGGTCTCGCGCATCTTGCGTTCGTTCTTAAGTTCCCGGATTTAACGGGAGCAATAAAAGAAGTACAGAATTCTTCTATTATATTAACCGCGAAAGACCTTCTTACGTCAAGAGACGCGAATGCGGCCCTACGGTCCATTTCTCTTCCTACTTCTAATCCTTGGAATAATACGAGGCAAGTCGGAAAAGAGCCTGGCGAACGTCCTGGAGATTACCAAAAATGGGTCAAGGTTCCAATGGGCGGCCGTCAAAACGTATCTGTTTCCACTTGGGGAAGTAGAGGTAGCTATGGAGGAGAGGGCAGGTCGATGTGGTGAGTGTGGAGTAGAAGGAAAAGTAGCTATAAAAGGTTGGGCGCGAAAGCGCCCCTTTTTCTTATCATGGTAAACGAAGTGCGTAATAAGACGTATATGAGAGGAGGTCATGCATGGACGAACAAAAAAATAATCTTTTATATGCCCCAGAATTAAAACCGGAACGAGATTATCTTTCTGACGCAGAGTTTACACATAAGGACCAACCTCTCGCGCCGCTTCCTCCAGATGTAGATGACACTCCAGCTCAAATAGTAGAACAATTTGAAGAGCTAGAAGGTATTATGAATGACCTTCCGGAAGATTTACAGTTCTTAAAAAAGACGGTAGAAAAACTTAAGAAGCGAGTCAACGTAGTCTGGCCGCGCGGCTATCAGACTAAAGAACCCCCTATAGAGTACAAACCAGTTACTCCTAAAAAGCTTCCTGATGGAGTCAATCATATAGGTCATATAGATAAAAACAATAACCCTAAATTAGCAGACCTTCCAGAACTCTTTCCAAAGAAGACAATGGTTAATCTCCAAATAGGAATACCCAAGACTCTTGTACAACTGATACAAGATAAGTATAGAAGAGATACGCTGCGCCTAGATAAATATTATCTACAGCAGTTTCAACTTGTCTTACAGAGATATTTCCAACAGATGTTAATGGCTATGGCTGAAACAGGAATGGAAGATATCACGGACTTGACGAAAAAGTTCGAAGGAACACAAGTTAAGGTTCCTTCGGGTCAAGGTCTTGAACATCTTAAGGACCACATCGTTCGGTCTCAAATGATTCGCGACCATAAAACACGTCTCTTCAGAAAGACACATAGTGTAGACAATACACTTAAACATATGCGCTCCTGGCACGTTGCAGAGAAACAGAGAGAACGATATTATAAAGAAAAGTATAAAGACTCTTCTACTTATACACAGTCACATTCGAACGCCCTCCTGAGAGAAGCTCGGTCGTCTTATGATAAAGCTTACTCGGCCTCTCTCTATTCTATGTATAAATATCTTAACTCGTCTATTCTTCTTGTCAACGACATTTTGGACATGACGATTAAAGAAGGACAGGCTAAAGCTATGCTCCTTCAAAATGGAGTAGACATCTACGCGTTTGACCAGGGAGAGGTAGATGCGGCGCAGGGAGGAAAAGCGACTCCATCACCCTCTTCCTCATCTGGTTCTAACAATAGCGCTAATAACTCCAATACAACAAATACAACACCTGGTAATAATGCGACAGGAGCCTCTTCTGGAGAGGCACTTCCGAAGGATGGAGTCAACACTCCTAACGCGGAAGATTACTCTACTACGCCTATGATTGGCGGAGGATTCGGCGGCATCGCGAAGGGAATCTTCGGTTCTGTCGTAGACAACGTTAAACAAGAAGCGAAACGAGCTAAAGAAGATGCTCTTAACCAAGCCAAGGATATTCTCAAAAAGAAGACAGAGAAAATCCCTGGCATAATATGGAATTAAGAAAGGGGAAAGAGAAATATCGGTATTTTTAATCGCCTAAGAAACCTCTTCTCCCTGAGAGAGATAGAAACTCGCGAAGCAAGCGGGTCCACGTCAGGCGCCATTACGAACGCAAATATAAAAAACTTCGTCGTAAAAGCGGTAGGAAATATTAATGATACGGCTAATGGAGACTTCGCCTCTCCTGAATCTAACCTTGATGAAATTAAAGCGGCCGTCTCAACAGATTCCTACATTAAATTATCTACAACGAAATATTCTCAGCTTATCTTCAAGGCGGATTATAATATAGTCTCCGAGAATGATGACGCGGCTGATTATATTAAGAAGCGTCTAAATATGATGTCATTTATGACAGGTACGCCGATTGACCTCGTCTTCCAGCAAATCGCGGAAGACTTGGTTCTCTATTCCAACGCATTTCTCATAAAGTCTCGCGTTGATATGACGAACATCGGAGGCCTTCAAGCTAAAGGTGTCTACGACACTAAGCCTGTAGGCGGATACTTTAGGGTAGACCCTACAACCGTTCAGATTAAACGGGATAAGACGGGCGTCATTAAAAATTATCAACAACAAGTTGGTAACGACAAGAAAGCGTACAAACCAACAGATGTCATCCATTTTTATATAGATAAGAAAGGTGGCGCCGCATTCGGAACCCCTCGTCTTGAAGCTGCTCTCGAAGACGTTAAGATGCTTAGAAAGATTGAAGGCAATGTCCTTCGTCTTATTTATAGATACGCTGCTCCTCTCTACCAGATGAAAATCGGTATTCCGGAGCAAGGGTTCATGGCGACCGACCAAGAGATTAAGGATGCGAGAAAAGAAATTGAGAAACTCGCGGATGACGGTATCATCATCACGAATGAGCGTACTGAGTTTAACGCGATAGGTTCTCAAGGTCAAGTTCTCGACGCTTCTAAGTATCTTCAGTATTTTGAGGCGCGCGTCTTCACGGCTCTAAGCCTTTCTTACGCTCAAGCAGGACGAGGAGGAGCAAAACAAGATGCGGACAGCATGGAAGAGCAGGTTCACGATTCTATTAAGTTCTTCCAGAGAACGATAGCCATCTTTATTGAACAACTAATGTTCAATGAACTTCTTCTCGAAGGTGGATATAATCCGATAACGGAGCCTACAGATATCGTTCGGTTCCAGTTTAACGAGATTAATCTTGAGACGAGAGTTAAGATGGAAACTCACGCAATGAACATGTTCCAGGGTAACGCTATCCCGTATGAAGAGATGCGCGGTCGCCTTGGTCTTGATACCGATGATGTTGATGAATCTAGACTCTATCAGAATATGATTAAGATGCCAGCTGAAATCGCGTTGATACAAGCTAAGCTTGGACAAGCTTCGCAAGGTTCAGCCCAACCTGGTCCAGAGAAGTCTCAGAGCGTCTCTAAGGTCGCGACCAATACGATTCAACCTAAGAACCAACATGGAACCTCTTCTGTTAAGATTAAGGAGTCAGAACAACCTCTTAAGACTAAAGAAGATAGAATAGAGGATTATCAAAAAGTTTTCAAAGATATCTATAAGAAGTTCCAAGAAGTGCGTAATGATGTACTCGAAGATGGGTCGCGCGCCTATGCCTCGCTACCTCTCGCAAGAGATTGGATTTCTTCTAACTTGAAGAACCATACATCTCTAAAAGCACAAGAGGGGTACAATCAAGCAATCAAAGACACAAAGAAGAAACCTGACAAGTTTAAAGTTTCTTCTAAACAACTGTCAGATATGATTGATGATTGTCTTGATAAGATGTTTAAGGACATCAAAGATAGATATAAGGAAGCTAAGACTCCCGCTCAAAAAGAAGCGGCTTTTGACAAAACAGAATATCGTTTAAGATTCCTCGCAGAACATATCGCCGCTAAAGCTTATTGGTATGGCTACATCAAAACCTGTGAGGCTCTAGATATAGATAAGGTGTACGTACAATTCGGAAAAGGTTCTAAAGATAAAGAAGACCACGAGTCAGTTCTTAATCCGAGAGCGTTCTCTCTAGAAGACATTCCGGCCTTTCATCCTTATTGTAAATGTTCCTTGTCGTCATCAAAGAAGAAAGGAGGATAAAGCTTATCGCAATCGCAATAAAAGAATATGTAGATGCTAAGTTTACGACTCCGGTCTCCTCTGGTGAGATTCAACTTACTGAGGGAGCACTCGCTCTCCAGAAAGATAATTATATCGACCCAGATTCTTTGATGGTTGAGATTGAGGGTATTCACGCTTCGCCGGCGGCTACTCGTAATTTCACTCGCTATATGCCGAAAGCTCTTAAGGCATCTGTCCCTACTTGGACAGCACCTTATAGAAAGCCTCTTATTGAGCATCATAACGAAGAGAACGGCCAGATTATTGGCCGCATCATCGATGCTGAATACGTAACGAAAAATACTCTTTCTGGAACGCCTGCCCTGAAGTTTACGGTTAACGTACCGGATGAGCGTGCGAAAAAAGATATTAAGTCGGGCCTTCTCGCAACTACTTCCATTGGAGCAACAGCACATGATGTTCGTTGTTCTATCTGCGGTTCTCATATTGAATCCGCAGAAGAAGGATGTCCGAATGGACACGAACGCGGAGGAAGATACAACGGCGAAACTTGCTACTGGGACATCTATTCTATTGAAGGAAAAGAGTTGTCCTTCGTCGTAGTTCCAGCCGACCCGTACTCTCAAAAGACTGCCGTATATCCTGCTACGGAAAGCACTTCTAAAAAGCCTACCGTAATAAAGGAATCATATACAGAAGACAATCAAGAAGACGGTTTATCTATTCCGTCGGAGAAAGGAGCCAATATGGCGAAAAAGGAAGTCACGGCGGAAGATTTAGCCGCCGAAGTTGCTTCTCTCAAAGAGTCGCTTGATGCTCAGACGAAGAAAGCCGTCGAGCTTGAAGAGAGTCTTAAGGAAGCAACAGAGAAAATCGAAGCTCTTGAAAAAGAAAAAGTCGAACTTTCTGAGTCGAAAGAAATTCTTGAAGCTTCGAACAAAGATTTTGAGGAAGCCCTTAAAGGTGAGACCGCGCTGCGTGAGAGCCTTGAGCAGGAGATTTCTGATACGAAAGTTCAGCTCAAAGAATCGGTTCTCGACATGTACGTCTCTCTTCGTGAGAGCCTTGGTTACGAGACGGATACCGAGAAGGTTTCGTCCCGTTCCGTCGAGTCCCTTAAGGATTCTATCGTAGACCTCAAAGAGAGTCTTTCTCTGAAGTCGGCGGCACCTGTCGTTGAAGTTAAAGAAAAAGTCGAAGTTAAGCCGAATAGCGTTGAGGACCCCACACTGAAGGAGTCCGAAGACGAAGATAATAAGAAGATTAGTGTGCGTGAAAAGATTGACCTCAAATCTGGTCTCGCGAACCTCTTCGGTTGAAAAAGTAAAGGAGATATGATTAATGGCAATTCATCCTGGCGATATGTCCATTAATGACCGCCTTCAGCCTGGTGCTCGCGGTCAGATTTTCCAGGCAAATCAGCCTGGCTATCGTGATGGCGCAGACCGTGTAAATCGTACTCAGGCTCATCTTAATGTTTCGCAGCATGATACTCCGAACATTAAGTATGCTTGGGACTTTCGTCTGCCCGTCCTGTTCAAGTACGGCTTTGCGTACGGATTTAACCAGGTAGTTGTTCCGAAGGGACGTATCATGGCGGTCGACCGTGACCTCCAGATTCGTGACTTCGAGATGCAGAAGCGTAACAACGTTCTGACGCTCGCTAACGGCGGCGCTCCTGTTCGTGTTCGTACTGCCGCTGATAAGTATCAGACATTTACGTCCGCAACGACGGACATTGTTTCCGCTGCTGCTCAGGGGCAACCGATGAACCACCCTGGCAAGGAGTTCACGACCTGTGCAGATAAGACCTATACGGCTGATTGCTATCGTGCATTCGCTCCGGCTGGCACCTACGCTCATCCGGATACTCAGCTTGATACGGCAGGCTTTGAGGTTGACGCAAAGACTGGCCGTGTAGTTGATAAGGTTACAAAGGCTAATAAAGATAATGTCCGTGTTGGCAACGTTCCGGTCGGTATGCTCGAACGCAATGAGTATACTCGTGATGAGGATGCTTACAATGGCATCGCTCCTGGCCCTGTTCTGACGGACGCGCTCGTAGAACTCCCCCACTTTGCCTATAAGGATAAAGCAGAGAGTAACTTCTGGGGTTCCGCTTATGGCGACCTCCGTCCTGGCGACCTTGTTAAGTCGGATGAGAATGGCCGCGTAGTTCGTTCGCCGCTTTCCTCGAAGACAGCTATGGATGATATGAAGCTGCCTGAGTATGAGCTTGAGCGTCAGCAGGTTATCGGTCAGGTTTACGCTGTTAACCATGAGCTCGTTCCCGAGGGTGCTGCAAAGTGGGCAACCTGGGCACTTGAGGACCGTCTCAAGAGTGAAGAGTTCAATCCGGCCGTCTACGCCAAGACGAACCGTCGCGGCGAAGATACGACGTCGACCAGCCCGTATCATACGGATGGCACGTATCCTGGATATCCGTACGACAAGAACTATCTCAACCATGACCTCCACATGCTCGCTTCAACGGCTCGTCTCGACAGCTTCGACCCGCGCATGAACGCTGAGTTCCAGTATAATGACTTGGGTATCCCGGGCCTGACGGATGGTTACAACGCTGTCGTTGAGCAGAAGCCTGACTTCAAGGCTGGTGTTATCCACTATGCTGACGGCAAGGATTACGTTGAGATGTTCTTCCGCAACCTCGACATTAATGTTGAGGACCTCCAGATTTCGATTGATGGCGTCGCGTTTGCACCGTGCGTTGCTGGCGCTAAACTTAATACGGATACGTTTCAGGTTAAGTACGCTAACCCGCAGCAGGGTATCGTAGTTATTGACGTTATTGATAAGACGAAGGCAGACACGCTTCTCTCCGGCAAGGCAGACAAGCAGGTTAACGTCGTCTTCCGTTATAAGAAACGCGGCCGCGCAGGCGTTCCGACCTTCATGGATTGGGATGGCGTCGTCGGTAGCGTACGAATTCTTCTCACGAAGTAATTCAGTCCAAGTGATATTATAGAAGAGCGAGTCCCGGCATTAGATATGTCGGGCGCCCTTCTTCCCTAAATAAGATATAAAGGAGATATGAAATAGTGGCATTTAATCTGCAGGAATCTCTGCACAATGTTACCAAGCTTCGCGAGAGCGCGGAGCAGGCTTGGGCTGACTATAAAGACGGTAAGTCCAAGGATAAGCCTGAGGTTGACCTCAAGAGCTTTGATGTTATGGAGAAGACGCTTCGCAATTCGGTTGGTGACTTCTCGAAGGGCCGTGTAACTGTTCGCGAGTCTATTATGACGACCGACGTTATTCAGCTTATCCCGAAGGTTATTGAGGGTCAGCTTCGCGAAGCAGCAGAGCCTGAGTACCTCGCAACGCGTTTTATGAACGTTGTTCAGGTTGATGGCGGCAGCTCTGTTACCTACGTTATCCCGGTTGTCGGTGAGATTCACGCTTCCGAGGTTAACGAGGGTGGACGCTATCCGGAAGACAGCGTTGAGTTCAACACGATTGAGAACGGTCAGCTCGAAATTCGAGTTAAGAAAATCGGTCTCAAGATTCAGATTACGGAAGAGGCTATCAACGATAGCTCGTGGGACATCTACGGTATTAATGTTCGTAAGATGGGCCGCGCCATGGCTCGTTATAAAGAAGAGTGGTGCTTCAATAGCTTCTCCGGTCATGGTCAGGTTGTGTTCGACAACTCAGTTCGTGCACAGCTTCCGGCTGCAGGTACGACGGGTCGTGCTGTCGACGGCAGCTTCAATGATACCCTTTCGGTTGAGGATTTCCTTGACCTCGTTCTCGGCCTGATGGCTAATGACCAGACGCCGACGGACATCATTATGCATCCGCTGACCTGGGTTATCTTCGCGAGAAACTCCATGGTCGGCAATGGTCTTACGTATGGTGCATTTGGCGGCAGCCAGGTTCATCCGTGGGGCGCAACACAGGGTACGCCTGGCTTTGCCGGTCTCGCAGCTGAGCAGGGTCCCCAGAAGCTTATTATGAGCCCGGGTGAAGTTCAGGGCCGTCTGCCGGTTCCTCTTACGATTAACTTCAGCCCGTTCGTCAAGTTCGACAAGACGAAGAAGCTGTTCGATATGTACTGCATCGACCGTTCGAACGTCGGTGTCATTGCTCAGCGTGAAGCTCTCACGACTGATAACTGGAATGACCCCGAGCGCGACATTCGCCTTCTCAAAGTTAAGGAGCGTTATGGTGTCGGTATTCTCGACAATGGTCGCGGCATCACTGTTGCTCGTAACATCGCGGTTGCTCCGACCTATCCGGTTGCTCCCGAAGTTCGAATCAAGAATTAATTTAGGCCATAGTGCTTGATGGGTGGGAAAGGAGAACCTTCTCCTGCCTACCCATTTTTTATTATAACAAGGAGTTTTGTATGAACGATATTATCGCCACCATTAAACTGGCACTTGGCGAAGTTGGCTTCTATGACCCTCTTTCTGGTATTCATCTTTCTATTGGAAATCCGGTTGCGTATGTTCGCGCCGGCGTTAACACTTCTCAGTTGCAGTCGTCAGTTCGTTCCGGCCGCCTCATTCTCGTAGAGGGTTCTCTCGGTAATCCGCCGCCCGAACCGATTAGTTTTGCTCCCCGTATCGCGGCAGAGCCTCGTGAAATCCCGGGCGAAGAGAAAGTAGCTCCGGCTGAAGAAACAAGGTCGGTTCCTGAAGTAACGGAAGCAGAGAAAGAAGCTATCCGTGCCGCTATGGAAGAGACGAAGGTTGCTGAAGAGTCTGTAGAGGAAGAGACCACCGAGGAAGAGACTGTCGAGGAAAACTCGAACGAGCCCGAAACGGAAAAGAAGTCCAAAAAGAAAAAGAAGAAGTAAGGATTTGTGAGGTGAGGCTATGGAAAGATTTTTCCAGATTAATTCTATAGAGGCAAGCCTCAAAGAACAATCTTTATTTATAACGCTTAACGCTGATGTAGATGAGGCTACCGTTAATGACGATAACCTCATACTTATGAATAAAGCGTCGCGCGCCATGATTCCTT